GCCGATGTTTGAAAGGTACTTGACGGGTCTTAGAATTAGCGGACCAGGCAACATCGCAATTAAACGGAGCTGACCATGTACGCAGACCTCTCAGGCGGCTTCGAGTTTGTCTCTGATACCAATGCCCACACCGGCAGGTTCAGCAAGATTTATTTCAAAGAAGACAGTGTGATCAGTGCCATCACCGTCAAAAATGCAACCGGCAACAGCTTGGCTGGTGAAACTTTTGTTGCTGACACTGAAATTTGCGGAATCATCACAAGCATCACACTGACCAGTGGTGCTTGCCTTGCCTATAACCTCTGATGGCACTCGCTGATTCGCTGGCAAGGGTCGCAAGCAATGTGCTGAAGCAGTTTGGTGGTGACGTGACCGTGCGGATCGTTACTCCTGGTAGCTACAACGTGACGACAGGTGCAATTGTAGAAAACAAAACTGACACGACGGTGCCTGGCATTCTTGAGGATGTGAACCTGAGTGAAGTCAATGACTTGGTGCAGGCTGGGGACAAGCGTTTAACGGTTGCTGCTGATGACCTTGCCACTGCGCCTGAGACTAAGGATCGTGTTGTTATTGGGAGTGTTGTGCATCAAATCATCGGTGTGGAGACAACAGAGCAAGACAACACTGCAATTACTCATGAGTTGATTTTGAGGGCATAGTCATGGCACGCGTCGGCAAGATTGACTTTGGCGACCTTGAGGGCGATTTTGAGCAGGTCGTTAAACAGGCAACTTTGGCGCTGCATGGAAAACTCAAGCTGTATGAGGCTGCGTCACGCGGTGGTATCGGTACGCCTGTTGACTCTGGGGTGTTGATCGGCGCTTGGCAGATGAAGATGGATAGCGCAAAGCAAGGGCGGGTCTTCAACAGCCTTGAATATGCAGAGCCAGTAATTACCGGAGAAAACCTTCCGCCCAGCTGGGGTGGTAAGTATCGGACTAGACAAGGCACAAAGCCGAACTACCACGAATCCATCCTTGAAGAGGTGATGCAGCAGGACTTGCCTAAGATCATTAGAGATGTCAGGCGGAGACGCAGTTAATGGCCGCTGCTGATCTCAATGAGATACGGGCAACCGTTGAGGGCAGGCTTGCTACCGAGCTAGCGGGCACCCCTCCTTTGCCAGTGGTCTTTAATAATATGGCTTACGAGCCAACACCAAATAGCTCTTGGGTGCAATGCCTTACAGCATTTGGAGCAAATGAATATTTAGGCCATGGCCTGACAACCAGTGGTTACAACCGCATTGTTGGGCTCACCCTCATCAATATTTTTACTCCCAAAGGCGTAGGCCCTGGGGCCAATTTTGTGATTGGAAAACGCATTCGAGATTTGTATAATCGAACTATCGTGTCGGGGGTTTTCTTCGACGCTCCAAATGGCCCAGAGGCTACGGGTTCACCTAGTCCCGAGGGTTACTTCCAAACACAGGTCCGTGTGGCCTTTGAATTCATCGAGGAACTCTGACCATGGCCGTCCTTCGCGGAGAACAAGGCGCAGTTCAATTTGACGCCGCTGGCTCAAGCAACGCCACCATTGTTGGCACCCGTAGCTGGAGCCTTTCAACCACTAAGGAGACTTTGGATGTCTCCAAGCACGGCGACACCTTCCGCAGTTTTGTTGGCAGCATGATCAGCGGTTCCGGCACTGTTGAGCTGGTCTATGACCCTGACGCTACTGGTCAAGCTGCTTTCTTAGAAGACGTTTTCACCACTGCAGACAGTGCAGACGCCACGTTTGAACTTTTCACAACGGGCACTACTTCTGGCTCTGACTCTGTGAGCTTTGCAGGAATCATCACCGACATGGAAGTTACTTCCACTGTTGGTGAGATTGACATTGTGACTTGCAATTTCGTGACCAGCGGCACCATCACCGGCAACCTTCAGTGATGAGGCTATAGTTTAAGCGGCAAAATTGTTGCTTAAATGCCTGCATCTAATCGAACCGTTGATTTGCTGGTTGGGGCTTTTGACCTCAACCAGCGTCGAAAGTTTGAACTGAAAAACGCGGAAGGTAAAAAGATCATTGATCTTTACTTCAAGCCCATCACCCGTGCTGACCGCAAAAAAGCACAGCAGTTGGCTGGCACTGATGAGGCGCTAGACATCAGCACCAACATGCTTTGCCAAATTGCAGAGCTTGAGGATGGCACCAAGGCTTTCGCTGCTGCAGATGCGAACAAGCTTCAACGTCAGCTGCCTGAGTCTGTGTTGAATGAGATTGAGCTGTTCTTGTTCGGCCTTGGAGATGATGCTGACCTTGAAGATGCAAAAAACGACTGAAGCAGGACAAGTGGACGTTTTTTGAGTTTCACTTGGCCTGCGAATTAGGCATGACAGTCAGCAGGCTTCGCACGGAGTTGACCGATGCAGAGCTTGTGCATTTCGCTGCCTATTACGAGTTGAAGTCAGATATGGAAGAAGAAGCAATGCAACGCGCAAAGCAAAGGCGGCGGTAGTATTGACTTATTGCTGAGCAGCCGTGGCAAAGGACGTAACCCTGCTGATCAAGCTGAATGATCAGGCCAGTGGCAAGATCGGTAAGATTACGGCTAGCACCAAACGATTAGAGCAGGCTGCTAACGGAGCGACAAACAGCATACGGCGAACAAACAGTGGAATAAGGAAGACAGGTCAAGTTTCAGAAAAAGCTGCAAAAAGCGTTAACAAGCTCGGCAAAGCTGTTCGTGGGCTCGCTCTAGGCTTTGGCGCTTTTCAGGCTGGAAAGTTTGTTATCTTCAAGACGGCTGAACTAGAGCGCCAGACCAAGAGTCTTGAAGTTCTTACGGGCTCGCTAGGCAACGCCCGCACCATCATTAAAGAGCTTCAGCAGTTCGGCGCAGTCACTCCATTCAGTAGCTCTGAGCTGATTGAAACGGCAAAGCGCCTAAAAGCGTTTGGCGTTGAAACAGAGAGTGTTGTTGATGTCACTCAGCGACTTGCCGACGTTGCAGGCGCTACAGGTGCCGATCTCGGAGGTATTGCGACTGCATTCGGCCAGATCCAAGCGAAAGGCAGGCTGCAGGGTGAAGAGCTACTGCAACTGCAGGAGCGTGGCGTCAACCTCCAAGAGCAACTGCGTAAACAGTATGATTTGACGGCTGATGAGTTCCAGAAAGCTCTTGAGCAAGGGCGGTTCGGAGCAGATGCTGTTCGATTTGCTCTCGTCGAACTAACTGAGGAAGGAGGTAAATATGCAGGGGGTGCAATCGCTCAGTCCGAAACGTTGGCTGGCAAATTCAGCACTTTGATTGACAACGTAGAGAAGTTAGCGACAAAAATTGGGCAAAAGTTGCAGCCGATTCTAGACTTTGTTCTTGATACGTCAATTGCGATTGTTGATGCAATCAATAAGGCGTTAGCAGGGCCAGACTATGCAACGGCAACTGCTCGTCTTACAACTGTTGCTGAGCAGATCGAAAAAGCTCAAACAAACATCAAAAACCTAGAAGCAGCTGGAGTAACGCTAACAACCCCTGGCCTTCAAATACGTGATATAGAAGGCAACGTAATTCCGCAATCAACAGTCTCACCGCTTGCAACTGAGCAAGGCATTCTTGCCAAATTGAAAGGAGAAAGAAAGTTTCTTGAGGACAGGATCGCAGAACTTGAAAAATCATTCCTAAAGGTAGACGAGCCAACTAAAAGAAAGCCAGGAGATCCTCCAAAACTTAGAGATCCAAGAAGTGGTGGCCTAACGCCACAACAGCAAGCGCAAAAAGCAGGCGAAAAACGATTACAAACACTTAAAGATCAAGCCACGGTTGTTGCAGGCATCACAGAAGAAGAAAGGCGGATGCTCGAACTAGAAGTTGCTATTGAGGGAATCGAGAGGCAGCGTGTCTTGTTAGGTGATGAATTAGCAGACAAGCTAATCAAGGCAGAGCAAAATTTAGTTGTGCAAACAGTTCTTGCTGAGCAGCTAACAAAGGAAGAAAAAGAGCGCATTGCAGTTGCCGACAGGCTTGCTGAAGAGATGAAGAAGCAAAAACAACTAGCTAGAGAAATAGGTCAAACAATTGAGGAAGGCATTAAAGGCGCAATCATGGGAGCCCTTGACGGCAGCAAATCACTTAGTGAATCGCTGTCCGGGATCCTTCGACAGCTAGGCGGACAATTTTTGTCAGCGGGCATCGGCAGCATTGGTAGGGATGGTCAAAAAGGCACAGGCTTATTTGGCTTGCTTGGGTTTGCCAATGGCGGGCGTCCGCCCGTTGGCCGTCCGTCAATCGTCGGAGAGCGTGGTCCTGAGTTGTTTGTGCCTGATCGCGCTGGAACAATCGTTCCAAACGGTGCAATGGGCGGGGCTAACGTAACGGTGAACGTGGATGCTTCTGGCTCATCTGTTGAAGGCAATTCTGATCAAGCAGCACAACTTGGCAGAATGCTTGGCGCTGCAGTGCAGGCTGAGCTAGTCAAGCAAAAACGTCCCGGCGG